GCAAACCTGCAGTATTTCTACAACGACTGCCTCGGCGTGCCCGTCCCCGACGACGACCAGGGCGAACTCACCAGCGAAAAAGAGCTCTACCAGCGCCGCAGCGACTACGCCCCACCCGGCGCCAGCTGGCAAGTGCCCATGGCCGCCTGCGTCGTCACTGCCGATGCCGACATCCAGGCCAACCGCATCGAAGTCGAAGCCGTCGCCTGGGGCCACGGCCACCAAAGCTGGGGCATCGAATACAAAACCTTCTTCGGGGATACCTCGCAAGACGAAGTCTGGGATCAGCTCCACACCTGGGCGCAAGACACCACATACACCCACGAAACCGGCGCACCTCTGCACATCGTGCGCCTCGGCGTCGATATCGGCTACCGCACCGACCAGGCCAGTAAATTCATCAAGCGCAGCCGCAAATACCTCGGCCACAAAGGCAGTAACACACGCGGCCTGCCGCTCGTACCCCGCAAGCCCAGCAAATCACGCCGCTACAAAATCCCCTTTTACGAGCTCGGCACCGACACCGGCAAAGACCTGCTCACCTCCTGGCTCAGCGTCGACCAGCCCGGCCCCCGCTGCTGCCACTGGCACACCGGTTACGATTACGAATACTTCCGCATGCTCTGTGCCGAGCGTCCCAAGCGCGAAAAAAACCGCAAAACCGGCAAGATCGAAACCGTATGGGCGCTGCGCGAAGGCTTCCAGCGCAACGAGGCGCTCGACATCCGCGTCGGCAACATCGCCGTGCGCGAGATACTCAACCCCAATTACGACAAGCTCCACGCAGCCCTCGTCGAACAGAGCAAAGAACCCGAAGACACCGACGATCCGCCCGCGCCGCCCAAACCAAAACGCCGCCCCCGCCGCAAAAAAAGCGGCAAAGGGCTTGTCAGCAAACACAAGCAGGAGTTTTAACCCATGAAAAAACCAACCACCCAGACATGCCCCTACTGCAACGGCACCGGCCGCGATCCCCAAAACAGCGCCAACGCCTGCCCCGTCTGCCACGGCAAGAAAAAAACGTCGACCACATTCGAGAGGTGATCCCAGTGTCAAAAAAACTTCTGCGATTTGATGAAGTGCAAACCATGCTCGGCTGCTGCAAACAGCATGTCTACAATTTACTGAAGGATGGCAAGCTCCGCGCTCATAACCCAAGCAGCTCCCCCGGCAGAAACGGTACAAAGATTTTAGCCGACTCGGTTGATGAATACCTGCGTGACGGAGAGATCCCGCCTGAGAAGTGGCAAAAATAAAAAACGCCCCTCGCTCGAGGGGCGAAAAAATAACAAACCACAACATCTAGTGCTTTTTTGTCCACCTGAGTCTATCTGAGTCTACATGTTGTATTGACCACCTCCCAAATCCCCGCCATAATCACCCGTATGATCACACGGGAGCCCCTCACCGTCGCCGCTGGCGACACCGTCACCTGGTCGCGCACGCTTGCCGACTACCCCGCCTCCGCAGGCTGGGTGCTCAAGTACGCCCTGCGCGGCCCCGCCGTGGTCGATATTACCGGCTCCAGCGACGGCGACACCCACATCATCACCATCGCCCCCGCAGATCTCACAACCGCCGGCACCTACGCCGTGCAGGGCTACGTCGAAAACGGCAGCGAGCGGCGCACCGTCTACACCGGCCGCCTCAAAGTCACGCCCGATCTCACCGCCGCCGATGCCAGCTACGACCCCCGCAGCCACGCGCAAAAAGTCGTCGAAGCCATCGAAGCCGTCATCGAAGGCCGCGCCACCCGCGACCAGCAAGAAATGTGGATCGACGGCGAACGCATTGTGCGCACCCCCTTTGACGAGCTGCTCAAAATCCGCCAGCGCTACCGGCACGAAATCGCCGCCGCCGAAGCCAGAGAGCGTCGCAGCCAGGGCCGCAGCAGCGGCCGCACTATCAAGTTCCAGCTATAGAGGGCCATAAATGTTTGGATTTCTCAAAAAAGCCACCGGCACCAGCCGTATCGAACAGCAAGCCCAGCAGACCACCCGTGCTGCCCGGCAGACCCTCGTGCGCAACCCCCGCCTGCGTGCCATGCGCGGTTTCAAGGCCGCCGCAAGCGATCGCCTGCAAGCCAGCTGGAACCCCGGCGGCCAAAGCATCGATGCATCCATCCGCCTCGCCCTGCGCAAAACCCGCATCCGCTCCCGCGACCTGTTCCAGAATAACGAATCTGCCAAGCACTTCTGTCGCCTGCTCAAAAACAACGTCGTCGGCCCCGCCGGCATCCGCCTGCAGGCCCGCTGCGTCACCACCCGCGGCAAAGTCGACCGCTACGCCAACAGCCAGATCGAAAAAGGCTGGGCCGAATGGGGCAAGCGCGGCACCTGCGACGTCACCGGCAAGCTCACTTGGCGAGACGTCCAGAACATCGCCCTCGAAACCTGCGCCCGCGACGGCGAAGTCCTCCTGCGCAAGCACGATGGCTTTCCCAACAAATTTGCTTTTGCCGTGCAGCTCATCGAAGCCGACGTGCTCGACGAAACCCTTAACACCAAACTTCCCAACGGCAACACCATCCGCATGGGTGTTGAGGTCGATAAATGGGATCGCCCCGTCGCCTATTACCTGCTGCGCAATCACCCCGGCGACTACATCTACGGCCACCAGCGCGGGCTCAGCCACGAGCGCGTACCCGCCGCAGAAATCTGCCACATCTACCAGCCCGAATACGCCCGGCAGACCCGCGCCATGCCCTGGCTGCACGCCGGTATGTCGCGGCTTAAAAAAATGGACAGCTACGAAGAAGCCGAGCTCGTTGCAAGCCTCGTCGCCGCCAGTAAAATGGCTTTCTACGAACAAGACCCCGACGCCGATCCCGGCGAGTACGAAGGCGAAGAAGACGACGAAGGTGAATTCGTCGAAGAGCTCGAAGCCGGTACCATGGGCATCGTGCCCCGCGGCTATCGCATCAAAGAATTTGACCCCCAGCACCCCGCCGGCAACTTCGACCCGTTTATGAAGCGCCAGATGCGCCAGTTCTCCGCCGGTGCCGGGATCAACTACGTCAGCCTCGGCAACGACCTGTCAGAGGTCAACTTCTCCAGCATCCGCTTCGGCACCGATGAAGACCGCGACTACTACAAAAGCCTGCAAACATGGCTCACCGAATGGCTTTGCGAAGATGTCTACCTCGCATGGCTGCAAATGGCCGTCGCCACCAGTGCCCTCAACCTGCCCAGGCAGCACGACATGCGCGAGCGCTACAGCGCCCACACCTGGCGGCCCCGGCGCTGGGGCTACGTCAACCCCCTGCAAGACGCCACCGCCAAAGAAAAACAGCTCAAATACGGCGGGCTCACCCATACCGATCTACACGCAGAAATGGGCGGAGACTACGAAGAGTACCTCGAAACCCTCAAAGCAGAAGCCGAGCTCGAAAAAGAATACGGCATCAGCCCCCCGTCCAAACAGCAGGAACCGGGCACCAGCAAAGGATAAACGCCATGTCAAAAAAAGCAGACAACCTGACTCGCACCGTCAAAATGCAAGGCCCCCAGCTGCGCGCGCTCAACTTCGACCGCGCCACCGTCGACGAAGACACCCGCACCATCGAAATCAGCTTCTCCAGCGAAACCCGCGAAGTCATCCGCTGGTTCGGCGTTGAAGTCCTCGGCCACAGAGCAGACGAAGTACGGCTCGAGCGCATCAACACCGCAGGCCCCCTGCTCATGGATCACAACACTCGCGACCAGATCGGTGTCATCGAAAAAGCCTGGCTCGACGAAAAAACCGCCAAAGGTCGCGCCCGCGTGCGGTTCGGCAAAAGCGCCCGCGCCCAAGAAATTTTTCAGGATGTCCTTGACGGCATCCGGGCAAACGTCTCGCTGTCCTACGACGTACACCGCTACGTCCTCGAAGAAGAAGGCAAAAACGGTCAACCCGATGTCCTACGCGCTGTGGATTGGGAGCCCCTGGAAGTCTCCATCGTCTCCGTCCCCGCAGACATCGCCGTCGGCCTGGGCCGCTCCCTCGAGTACGGGCAAGCGCGCGAAATACCAGTGATTGAACCGCAAACCGAAAACCCAACCGACCCCCACAGGAGCAAAACAATGAAACGTTGTCAAATGTGCGGCCACGAGCACGACGCAGACGTCTGCACCCGCTGCCACGGCCGCGGCCTCGATCCTCAGCCCGTTGCCCCCACCGTCAACCCCGACCAGGAGCGCGCCCGCGAGCGCAGGCGCATCACCGAAATCCAGTCCGTTGCCCGCGCCTTCGAAGGCCGCGCCACCGGCCTCGACGAACTCTCCCGGCAGTTTGTCGAAAACGGCCAAAGTGTTGAAGCCTTCCAGGGCGCCGTGCTCGAAAAAATCCAACGCGGCCTCAAAACCCCCGATTTGCCCGAACCGCCGGACGTCCAGCTCAACGAGCGCGAAGACCGCGACTACTCCGTGCGCAACGCCATCCTGATGGCCCTTGGCGAGCGCAACGACGGTCTTGAAATGGACATCCACCGCGAGATCGAAAAAAAGCTCGGCCGCTCCTCCGACGGCATCTTTGTCCCGCTCTCCCTGCGCAGCCGGGGTGCCCGCGCCGCCACCGCCGCCGATACCCTCACCGCAGCTGCAGGCGGGGCCGCAGTCGATACCGCGCTCAAGCCGCTGATCGAGATCCTGCGCAACAAGATGATGACCCGCGCCCTTGGCGCCCGCGTCCTCTCCGGCTTGCAGGGCAACCTGTCTTTCCCCAAGCAGATTGCATCCGCCGCGCTGTCGTGGATGGCCGAAAACTCCGGCACCAACGTCAGCGAATCCGATCTCTCCAACTTCCTGGGGCAGGTCGCCATGTCGCCCAAGAGCGCACAGGCCACCACCTCCGTCAGCCGCCAGCTGCTCACCCAGGCCAGCGAAGACGTCGAACAGCTCATCCGTGACGACCTCGCAGCCATCAACGCCCTCGGCCTCGATCTCGCCGCCATCAACGGCAGCGGCGCAGGCAACCAGCCCCGCGGCATCCTCAACACCACCGGCATCGGCGATGTCGCAGGCGGCGCCGACGGCGCCACCCCCACCTGGGATCACATCGTCGGGCTCGAAACCGCTGTCGCCGTCGATAATGCCGACATCGGCAACCTCGCGTACCTCACTAACGCCAAAGTGCGCGGCACCCTCAAAACCACCGAAAAAGCCGGCGGCACTGCTCAGTTTATCTGGGAAAAAGGCGCGAACGGCTTTGGAGAAATGAACGGCTACCGCGCCGCCGCATCCAACCAGGTGCCCAGCAACCTCGACAAAGGCCTCAGCGTCGGCGTCGCCTCCGCCATCATCTACGGCAACTGGAACGATCTGATGATCGGCGAATGGGGCGTCATCGAAATCATCGCCGACCCCTACACCCTCAAAAAGCAGGGGCTGATCGAGCTCACCAGTTTCATGATGGCCGACGTCGCCGTGCGCCGGGCCGAGTCTTTCGCCGCCATGAAAGACGCCCTGACATCTTAATCAGCCACCCCCTAACCTGATCGCCGGGCGGGTCTGCCCCGCCCGGCTCGTATAAAAAAGGAGAAACTACGCCATGGCAGAAAAAAAGACCACCATCGACGCCGTCGATATCAAGCGCGGCACCACCATTGCCCAAAGCTCCGGCGGCTCATACGTCGCCCGCCCCGGCGATGTGCTCATCACCGGCCGCGACTTGAGCGCCGAAGACGCCCGCTACCTTGTCGCCTCCGGCAAAGCCGTGCCCTGCGATCCCAAGCTCAAGGCCGCCCGCGCCAAAGAAGACGCCGAGCGCGAAAAGGCGCAGAAATAACCCATGCCCGCCTTTGATGACAAAGACCTCGACGCCTTCATGGCAGGATTCGGCATCGACGTCCAGGTGCAGCGCTCCGGCGTGCCCCTCGATCCGATCCGCGGCATCTTCCGCCGCAACACCGAATTCATCGGGCAGTCAGGCGAAATCCTCGTGCTGCCCAGCATCAAGGTCAAAACCTCTGCGCTCGAAGGCATCCAGCGCAGCGACGACTTTATCATCAAGGGCCAGTGGTATCGCATGTACGGTCACCCCGAGCCGCGCAACAGCGGCTTTAGCCTCGTAGGGCTGGTGCAGCAATGAGTTATTCCGACCTGATCACAGCTATCGAAAGCGCCCTCTCCGGCATCACCCTGGCCAACGGCTACCGCACCGATGCCGGGCAGCGCGTGTGGCGCGGGGTCGAATACCAGAGCGAGCCGCCCACCAAGCCCTGCATCATCTATTACCAGGGCGAGGTGAGCAGCAGCGTCGACGGCGACCCGCCTCCCAGCCTGGGCGAGCAGTCACACAGCATGTCCGTGCAGCTCGAAGCGTACATCGATGACGTCGCCACCGCCGCCGCCGCGGAAGATCTTCGCCACGACCTGGTTGCCGCCCTCCACAAAGACCCGTTTTTCGGCGGGCTTTGCGACGGCATCGAAAGCGTCTCAAGCAGCGCACGGGCAGAGCGCGGCGGGCAGGGCGGTTATCTCGGGGTCGTAGAGGCCGACCTCACAATCACCTACACCACGCTTTACGGAGACTTTTAGTGCAGCCCTGCACCCAGGAGGAAACCATAAAGGAGATCAAGACCAGCATCAGCGACCTGGTGACAGAGTTGCGCGGCGTTATGCACGAGATGCGCGCCACCCTGGTCGAAGATCGTGAGCACCGCACCCGCATCCAGCACCTCGAAAAATCGCATGATGTCGTGTTCAAGCGCCTGCGGAAGATCGAAGACGAGCGCATAACATCCACAGACCGCGCCGTCGCCCAGCTCAAAGAATGGCAGGACCGCATCCAGGGCGGCCTCAAGGTCATTGTCGCCATCCCCGTGGTATGCTCCATCATCAGCGCCGTCGCCGCGCTGATCAGCCTGACGAGGTAAACAGCATGTACGAAGGCATTATCATCCACCACAGCGCAACTCGCGACAGCGCCAGCAAAAGCTGGTCCGCCATCCGCGATTATCACATCCACACCAATGGCTGGCGCGATATCGGCTATCACTTCGGCGTTGAGCGCATCGGCGATCAATATCAAATCCTCGGCGGCCGCCCCTTGAGCGAAATGGGCGCGCACACCGCAGGCCATAACAACACCATCGGCATCTGCCTCGTCGGCGACTTTGACGAGCAGGCCCCGGCAGACGAAGCCATGCAGCTGCTTTTCCGTCTCATCCTGGGGCTCATGATCGCCTACGGATTCAAGCCCGAGCAGGTCCGGTTCCACAGCGATTATTCCGAAAAAAGCTGCCCCGGCCGCTACTTCCCCAAGCGAGAGCTGATTGCCAAGCTGCGCAACGTCCATTATCTGCTCAAAGGGGGCACATGATGGATCTCACCGGCATAGGCTCTGCCGTCGCAGGCATCGGCGGCAAGCTCATCGACAAGCTCTTTCCAGACCCGGCCGAAGCCGCCCGGGCCAAAGCCGAGCTAATGCGCATGCAGCAGGACGGCGAACTCAAAGAGCTTGAGACCCGCATGAGCGCCATTCTGCAGGAGGCCAAAAGCGCAGACCCCTGGACGAGCCGTGCGCGCCCCTCGTTTTTGTACTGCATGTATTTCCTGATTCTCGCCGCCATTCCAATGGGGGTGCTGCATGCCGTACAGCCCGATCTGGCCGTATCGATCGCCGAAGGCATGAAAGCCTGGCTTGCCGCGCTACCGGAAGAGCTCTGGTGGTTATTTGGCGCAGGCTATTTGGGTTACACGGGCGCCCGCTCAGTCGATAAACGTAGCATCATCAAGAAGTAAAGGAGATTAACCATGGCCGGAGTCGCCGGAATCGAACTAAAATACGCCCTCAAAAAAGCCACCGCCTGGGGCACCGCCGTCGCCTGCGGCGCCGGTGACGGGTTTTTAAGCCTGCCCGCAGGCATCAGCCGCACCGCAGACACCCAGGTTGACGACAGCCTCGGCCTGTTCTGGAGCCAGGACGGCACCCCCGGCGCCGTTGTCGTCGGCGGCGATCTTCCCCAGTACCTGCGCTACGACGGCTGCGACCTGCTGCTCGCTCTTTTCTGCGGCGTCGCAGGCGCGCCCACCCAGGTCGGCACCGGCTCAGCCTACGAATACCTGTACCAGTTGGCCGACAACACCGACGGCCTCTTTGCCACCTTCGCGCGCTGGTACAAAAACTACGTCTCCGAGGTGCCCAGCCTCAAAGTCAGCGGCATTACCATCCGCGGCGAACAGGGCCAGCCTCTACAGCTCGTGGCCCAGTGCATCGGCAACAACGTCGTGCAGGACGGCGTCAATCAACTCTCCACATTCGAAAACGTCACCATCGCCGAAACCCGCCACCGCATCCAGTTTGCCCAGGGCATTTTCCGCATGAATGACCAGAGCGGCCTGGCACTCTCCGAATCCGACAAAATCGGCCCCAGCTCGTTTGAACTCACCGCCACCCGCAACCTCACCGGCACCTACGGCACCTACACCACCGGCGGCGCAAACTCGCAAGATTTGATCGACGAGCCCGTCAACGACGGCACGCCCGAAGTCAACCTGCGCTTGTCTTTCCCCAAGCACCTCGGCAAAACCCGCCTTGAGGAGCTCGGCAGCGACACCCGCAAAAAAATGGACATCACATTCACCGGCGCCGAGATCGAAGCAGGCGTACCCCGCGTGTTCGGCCTGCGCTTCCCGCACCTGCAGCTGCGCACCGTCGATATCACCGACGAGCAAGGCATCATCTCCGAGCCCGTCGAAATGACCGTGCACGGCACACCCGAAGCCCCGGCAGGCATGACCTGCACCGCGCCTTTCGAGATCTTCGGAACCAACCAGCGCGACACCGACCCGCTCGCGTAAGCAGAGGATAAGCAATGGATATTTCACGCCTTAAATCAAAAGACCTCAAAGTCTGGCTGCCGCTCTTTGACGATGTCGAAGTGCTGTGCAACCACATCAGCCAGAGCCAGTTCGAAGCGATCCGGCGCAAATGCGCCACGCACCGCTTTGACCCCAAAACGCACCAGCGCATCGAAGAAGTCGACGACGAAAAATTCCGCGCCGAACTCGGCCGCGCCGTCGTGGTCGATTGGGCAGGCATCAAAGAGGGCGACGAGGATTACCCCTGCACGCCAGAGAATATCGACTACCTCATGCGCGAATGCACCGAATTCAGGCTGCTGATCATGAATACGCCGCTCTCGCTCGAGCGCATGCTCGCAGCAGAGCGCGAGGCCGCCGAAAAAAACTCGCAATCCACCTCCGCGCCCGCAACGACTACCCCGGCGTAAACTGCCAGGCCTGCGCCGAAGCGCAGGAGGTGGATGATATCACCCCCAACTGCCAGGCAGGCATGGGTTGCCTGGTGCCGCCGCTCACCCCGGCGGGTAAAAACATCATCGAACTGCGCGGGCTGCTCTTAAGCCTGCGCGAGCTGGTCGACCCCGGCACCGTGTGCAGGCTCTACGGCGTCACGCTCGAAGATTTAAAACTGCTCGCCGCAGCCGAGCAGATCATAAACGAGATCAACCCGCCCCCCAAGGGGCAGCAAAGCGAGGAGCCCGATGGCTAGAGACATCAAACTCATGATCGGCGGCAACATCAAGCGCGCCGAAGCCGCCCTGCGCGAGCTGCAGCGCACCGGGCACGATGTCAGCAACCGGCTCGAGCGCGATTTCTCCACCCTCGGCACCCAGTCCAGCACCGCCTTTGACAACAAGCGCCGCGCCGCAACCCAGGCCTACGACCGCATTAAAAGCAGCGGAACCGCCACCGCTGACGAGCTGATCCGTGCCGAAGAGGGGCTTTCCCGTCGCCTCAAAGAGATCGACAAAGACCAG